GTTGTAGCTGAATCCTTATCTTTATTAAAGGAAACTATAATTTCCCCAGCGTTATTACTACCGGTTAATTTTCTTTTAAACGTTGCTTCTGCATCCTCTTCCGCTTCCTCGCTTATGCTTTCCCCTTGGTTAATGTTTATTATTTTACCCGCTGAAAAATTATTCTTGATATGTTTTCTCAGGTAATTACTAACTTCCTCCTCAATCTGAGCGTATTGCAAACCAGAAAAGTAATCGGGTAGAGCGAAAATAGGCTGAGGGGAATGTCCTTTAAGATAATATATTTCTGTTTCCCTATCCTGGCCCTTTTCAAACGCCGGTATTAATTGAGGGCGAAAACGGCCCCTTAAATTCCAATCAAAACTAAACCAATACGCCAAAGGATCTTCTGTCATATCATCGGGCCTATCAACGGCAATTTGTCGAGCTGGAATGCTATATATTTTTGTAACCTTTAAATCCCCAGCCTTGTTGTATATGACCTGTAAAGGGCTATTTCTTTGTAGCTTGTATTCGTGCACTAACATATTAACATCGTCTTTAGAAAGTATGCTATCTAGCTTCTCTTGAGTAATACCCTCAACGGCTATTAATCCATCACCTACGATATAATTCACATAGCCATCCACAACCGCCTGTAAGGTTGCCGATCCTAAATAAGCATTTTCTACAGTCGTAAAGAAACTATTATCTGGGCCATTTGTGAGAAATTTATTACCAATCTGTAATAAACTCTGGGGGTTTATACGCTCGTAATTGTTGAAATTTAACACTTGTACTCTATCTTTTTTCATGCTTCTATAATTCCAGATTCGGTGTCCTCATCGAATCTATTAAACTCCTGTATATTGGTTTCGCTTGTAGAAAATAAGCGACCTCTAAATATTAGTATTTCCGTATCGACCTGCTTAAAATCTATCAAGTAACTCTTATCATCTTCAAAATCAAAATCCACATAAATATCCTGTCGACCTCTCTCCCCGAATGAAGTAAATACATCTTCTACAACTGTTTCATCTGTGATCTCATCGTAAATAGATATAGTAACTTCATCCATATAAACCCTTGGATAAATAGAGATAGTATTGAAATCCCCTTCGATCAAAACGTTATCATCATTCTCAACTTCGGAGATCGTTAGATCCGCATTTAAGTAGATGTTTTTTTTGTCGTTGATATTAATTACTAACATTTATTCTAAAAACAATAGAAACAAAAAAGACTCAACCTATCTAAGTTGAGTCTTTTTTTATTTACTTGTATTTACTAAACTACGACAGCCTCTTTCAATGCTGTAATTGTAGCCTCATCTAAAAAGTAAGCTGGTTGTGCTTCTTGAGATACACCCTCTAAGGTGTAAGCATTTGCACCATCCAAAGGCCCTTCGATATTTGTGGTATTATTAAACTCCACACCTCTACGCAATCCAATAGCTAGAATATCCCCGCCGTTTGTTTCCGCAAATACAATAGGTCTACCGAAAACCATTTGCCTTAATTGGAAAGACTTCTTGGCTGAAATCTTTGTAAAAACCGCCGTTAACGTTCCGTTGAAAGTTGTAGTTCCTGTATCTCTGCTTGAGCTTGTTGGCTCGGTGTAAGTATTACCAACATTCTTAAGAGGGAATTTATGAACCTCAAATAATGTCGGTAATCCTGTTAATAGAATACCATCGGTTTCATCTTCTGAAGTGGTAAATTCGTAATCCGAAAAGTTTGCAACGTATAAAGCTTTGAATCCTGCGACTGCGTTTTTGCAATCTGCTCCATTTATGCCTTCTGTTATATCACATAATGCCATAATTATTTTTTGTTTATAAAAAACCCCCTCTTTATTTAGAGAGGGTTTCTTGAGTTAATTATTTATTTATCTATTATGCAAAGTCTCCGTACCAAACTACTTGACTGGCAAAGCTAAATCCTACTCCCATTTCAAGCACTACTTTCGTTCTAATAGTTCCAGAAAGATCTGATTCATCCATGTCCTTAACGTTAACTTGGTTAAGATCTGATTCAAGTCCTGTTAAAAAACCTAAGTTTTTCACTCGGTAAATTACGATTTGATCGCCTGCAATAGCTCCAACGCTTTCCATTCTTAAGCCTAAGAAATCAAGTTCCTTATCGCCTACAGTGGTGTTCAAACCTTGTGCTGCTACTGCTTGCTTGTACAATTTAAGAACTTTCTTAGAGGTTACTAAAACTAAATCCTCTTCGTCCATTACTTCGTCGATAATAGCATTGTAAGCTTTCTCAACCTCTTCAACAACGTTTGCCTTTGTAATAGTAGTATTTTGTACCTCGATTGTATCTGCATCCGCTGCAAGCTTTGCAAAAAGACCAAGTGTTGCAGCGTTCCAAATGAAGTTATCTACTTTAGCACCCAAGTTTTCAACAATAGCCAATAAAATAGCTGATTGTATGTCTGCTGGAATCTCATTTGCAGCTGCAAAAAGTCCCGCTGACTGTGCTTGGAATGTTTGATGAAATTCATCCTTACATAACTCATGGTCAATTTTGAATTTCTTCAATATAACCTCTACATCGTCATAATCAACATCCCCTTCGGGAGTAAATCCACAAGCGTAATCTTGAAGTTCTGCACTATAAGAAAGCCTAGGTAAAAAACCCGTACCAATGTTATTGGGTAGGACTGTGATTAAATTTTTTGCGATTGTATCGGACTTTTTAAACGCTTGGATGAAGATTTCACCAGCTAATGCGCCGTTATAACCTGAATTTACTGTGGTAAGTGTTGCCATTTTTTTCTTTATTATTTGTTAGATCTTGAAATTCTTCCCAACGCCTCAAGCGTACTTTCTTTATTGTTAGCCTTTAAGTTGACTTCTGCTTTAATTTTACCCGCGTTGGGGGTGTCTTCCAGTTGTGCTTTTAAGGTTAAAATCTCTTTATCTTTTGCTTCTGCACTAGATTTTAAGGACTTTATTTCTTCTAAAAACAACTTTTCAAATTTTGATTTAACATCCTTTGAATTTTCAGCCATGTTTAAGACAAGTTTAATTTTCTCCTCGTCTGACATATTATACTTTTTAGCTAAAATTTTATCCATGTCGGGGTCTTTTGCAATCATTTCCAAAAGCTCCTTCTCTTGATCTTCCATTGACATTTCTTTCTTTGTGTCAACCTCTTCGACTTCAACGGCTTCGATTTCTGAAATCATACCTTCACCATCGGTTTTATAAGTCATTCCCTCAAAAACAAATTCTGAGTCAGAGATAACCTCTTCGCCTCTAGTTACTTTCATGCCAACCTCCAAGGCTTCCACCTCTAAAGGCTCAGCACCTTCAATGGGAATAGAGAGCATCTTTATCTCTTCTTTATCCTCCATGAATTTAATAAACTGCTTTAAATAATTTCCCATTTGCTTTTTTATATTTGTTGATATACTACTTTCTTCTGAAAACAACATTTTCTCCATAGACAAGTAACTGTCTATTGAAACCCCTGTGGCTTTGCCTGTTTCGATGTACTCAGCCCAATCCTCATCGTTTAATTTCATTATGATACACCAAGTGCCAACGGGCAAATCGCTAAACCCTAAAGCGAAAGCTTTGTCTTTTGTTTCATCGGAAATAACCCACGACTCCACGACAACGCTAGAATTAATTTTTTCCTTTTGATCGTGATTAAACCAGTTATTTTTATTAAAACCCTCCTGAGTTAAGAAATTGTGAGCGAGTTTTTCTATGGTTTCCGCATCAAAATAAACGCTAAAATTGCCACGCTCTTCTGTAAATCTAGGAATCCTTTGTTCAGGAACCAAAACAACACAGGCTAATTGCTTCTTAAGTTTATTTTCAACTTTAAGTTTTATCGTTTCTTTTTGATCTTCGCTTAACTCAATAAAGCTATATTTATTTGCTGGTTTTTGAATTAAGGATATGCCATACAATAGGCCATCCTCATCATCATTCCAAACCGCTTTATATATCTGCTCTTCCATTTACTTTATTTTAAAAACAACTTATACAAATCTTGAATTATTCTGCCTGTTTCTATCTAGGGCTTGTTGATTAGTAACCCTTCCACTAACGACATAAGCCTCTTGCGGGGTGGTATCTCGTTCAGATTCGTTTTGAGCATTTCTAACGTTGCTAGAATCGCCAACGGTGTCAAATCTTGGGGAGGCTGATATAACGTTTCCGCCACGCCCCCCTCCGGTTGCTCCACTTCCATCTGAATTGGTGGATAGTATATTGTCAACCGCTGCAAACCCAGCCGCTGCCGTTGTCGCTGCATTTAATATTTTAATTGGTAGAGGTTCTTTTGAAGCGAGAGCTGCCGTTATACCTTGATAGGTGTTAAATAGAGATTCAGCAACCGCAAAGCCTTTTGCAGCATCGCTTCCTTTCGCTAAACTATCAATGATACTAGATACACCTCCAAGAACATAACCCACTTTTTGATCGTTAGTAAGCTTTGTAAACATAGCATCTTGCTGAGCTAAAGCTTTTGATTTGGCAATAGTCTCTTCATTGTATTTCTGTATTATTTCAGCCTTTTGACTTTCGCCTAACTCTAAATCTTCTAATTCAATTTGTAATTCCTCTAACTTTCTATCCCGTTCCTTTTGAAATATTTCCTGTGGAGTTAATCCAATCTCATCCTCTGGGATATACTTATTTCGGATTTCTTCAAGCTTCGCTAAATTCTCATCCTCTATTGCTTGGATTCCAGAATTATACTCCATCGCTGCCGCTATAAGTAATTCATTCTTTTCGTTTTCATTCTCAACCGTTCGCTCAATTAAAAGTCTTTGATTTTCCAAAGTGTTTTCTAATTCGGTACGGCTTAACTCTTCTTTCGACTTACCAATCTTTCTTAATTCCTGTAAGTTAGTCCTTCTCTCTTCTCTTAAAGACTGTTCATTTAGTAACTGTTCAGATTGAAAGCCTGCAATTCTCTCCTCAACATCTAATAATTCCGTATTTGCATTTATTAAAGCAACCTTTAATTCTACGTTATCCTTATTGGCTTTTAAATCCGATGCAGCCGTATCCACTCTTAACTGTGCTAGCTTCTTTTCTTCCTCCCCTTGTTGTATAAGTAATTTTCCAATCTTATCATTAGCCTCCTCCCTGGCATCTAAACTTAACTCTATGTTATCCCTAACTTGTCGAAGTTGTTCTATTTCAGTTTGATAAGCAAAGATGCTTTGACGAATTTGTGCTTCAGCAAGTAAAGCGGATTTTCTTAAATCAACCTGTGCATCAGCAGCATTATAAGTTTCACTAGCATAATTCGCAATAGCTAATCCCGTATTGGTTAAGGTTTTCCCTATCTTATCAAAAGAACCATCTACACCGGTATAAACGTCAACTAATTCCTTACCCGCTTGTTTTGCCGTTTCTAATGCTCCCGAAAAATCCCCCTCAAATAATTGGCTTATAGCCTTACCAGCGAGTCCAATAGTTTCAACAAAGGATTTAAAACGCTCGATAAGATTATCCCTTATTGCAGCACCAAAGCTTTCTATATTTTCTAGTGGATTCTCAAATATATCTTTGAAAAAATCGCCAATAGGCCCAACGCTATCAGATAAGAAAACTACAAAGTCATTCATTACTCTTGTAAGGAATTCCATTGCTACATTGAACACGTCTAAAACCTTTTGATTATTCATCAAGGCTTGAGCAAACTTTGCAAACAAAGCAATCGCAATACCAATTCCCGCAGCTTTTAATGCTGTGCCAATACCCCTAACCCCAGCTTGGAAAGCCTTTAACAGTTTAGGGGTTTTCTTGGTTTCTTTGTTAAGTTTTTGAGTCTCTTTAGTAACACTTCCAATACCTTTTTTTGTATCTTCAATGTCTTTTTTAGCGGATTTGTTATTGACAACAAATTCAAATATTTTCTTTACTACTGACATATTATCCTAGTATTTTTAGAATAAATCTTTTCCAAATATTCCACATTTTATAGTAACCTCTATACATTTTCATGTATGGATGCTTAGGATGATTCTTTAAAGACTGTATTCTATTGATTGTATCTGTTATCATAGTTTTAAAAACATTTTATTTTAGGCTTCTTGTCTAATAGTGAATTCCTTAAATGATTGTTCTGTTAAAGGAAATATTATAAAACTATCCTGAATTAAAGATCCCGTTATATTTTCTGTAATTTTAAAAACAGATGTTTCGTTCCCAAATCCTACATCATTACTTAATAATTCTATATTTTCGGGCAAATCTCCAATAGTCCAAAACCCATTTGATTGTACGTCAATAGTAAACTCTTGTTCACTAGAACTTAAAACCCTAATTGTTGGAGATATTGTTAACTGTGTATTGTTTAAAGTGCCTACCCTTGTAGATTGGTTTATGCTCACCCCGTAATTTATACCGCCAATTAGTAAATTTATAATAAGATTCCTTTCTGCATCTTTATAGTTTTCACTAACATAAAAAGGGATATTGTAAACCCTTCTACTTCCAGAAATCTCCCCTATATTTATGAAACTACTATTTGTATTAACTTCGGTAATAACTTTATCGGTTCTTATTACAATATTTGAAAATCCACCACCCGCATTAAAGACAAAATTTGTGATATTTATATCAACTCCACTAACTAGAAATTGATTATTGAAATCTGGAAACAAAGTAAATGTCGTGTCGTTTGTAGTCAAATCAATATCAAATTCCTCTATACTATATTTGTTATTTTTGTAGATAATTTGACTATTAAGGTCTATTTTATTGACAATACTTGGAGGCAAAACACTCTCCAAAGTTACCAGCCTAGAATCGCTATTTAATAAATTCTTTATCCATGGCTCGTGATTTTGCTTATAGATGTTTTTTAATAGGTTTTGATTATGCCATCCGTTAATTGTAGTTTGTGAAAAGTCCAGATTATTAGATACTTGAGAGCTGACATAATTATTTGATGAGTCGCAAATTGGAACGCCTGTCAATTCTAATATATCGGGTGTCGGTGTAAAATCATCTGTAGGCTTTGCGCTTAAGTCTAAAAGTATAGGATCGGGACTTTGACCATTTGTGATTGGGGTTACTCCGTTGTAATAAAAGGAAAGCATATTTTCAGGAAAGATGCTTTGTATCTCCTCCCCGTTTGCTTCGCTATAAATTGCAATATTTATATTACTTGGAATCGACTCAGCTGTATTTTTTAACCTAACAAAAAAAGGTATTTCATTTTTAAATTCTATAGTTGTAGATTTCTTATTATCGACTGGGAAAGTCTTTAAATCATTCCCTCTGAATCTACCTGTAACCGCTTTGAAATTCTTTTGTAAAATGCTATCCTCTTCAACGGCGTATTTATATTCAATCGTTTTGTTATTTTTGTAAACTGTGGACTGCTCACTTTCTTGATCGCTGTATTTTGTGATATCAATTACATTACCCTCAGCGTAATAATCGTTAATATTTTGCAGTCTAAAATTAGTTGTAGAATTAGGTCTTATAATTAGTTTAAATTCCTTAATTAAGTTTTTTAGATAGTCCAATACCGTAATATCTGGCATATTATCGGATATGGTGAATATCGGTTTTAAGTCTATTATAGATTGTTCGGAACCCGTACCAGTTGCACCTGAAATTGTAACTGACCCAGGAAAGTTTGTTCTTTTAAAAGTTGTGAAATAAGTGGAGTAATATTTATTGCCATCCGCAAAGTTTATTTTATCTTTTGATTTTATTTCAATTACAAAAGTTTGGTCTATGACATCATTCGAGTTTGGAACCATGTTAAAAAAGATGTCAAATATAATTGAGAAAAAACCATCGTTCCCAATAATAGGACTAAACCCTTGCCCCTCAAATACACCACTTTCCTGCAATACATCGCCTTCCCTATTTACAATTCTTATTTCAAAGAATTTATCTTGAGGGAATTGGAACCAAAAGGTATATCTCAGTCTAATTTGATAGCTTTCATTTAAGGGATTGCTTCCTACTTCATTTGTCAAATCTTGACTATTGAAATTAAAATTAATATCGTTACCGCTAAAGGTTAAGTATTCTAAACTAGCAACGGGACTGGCCGTTATTGGCTCCCATTTTAAAATGCTAGTGCCGTCATCGTTACCGCTTAACCAGGTGTATAGAGTTGTGAAATCGGTAACGATGA